ATGTATGAGAACGTATTTTTTGAAATGCTTGAGCGAATCATTCAATTAGAAAACGAAAAAGAATAGAATCACAAATCACAAGTGATTAATCACAAATCACTTGTGATTTGTGATTGTTGATGATAAAATAAGAGTAAGAAGAAATAGAAAGAAGTGAGTGGTTGTGGGAAATTTAGGCGCACAAAAAGCAAAACGAAATGATACACCAATCAGTGCAAAAAAAGATATTATGGGGGATAAGACGGTTCGTGTTCGTGCTGACTTGCACCATATTATAAAAATCGAAACAGCAAAGAATGGCGGAAACGTAAAAGAAGTTATGGATAAAGCCTTAGAAGAATATATTCGGAAATATTTACCTGACAAACTTTAAAAGGAGTGAAAATGAAATGGCAGTTACTTATGAAAAAACATTTGAAATAGAGATCATTAACGAATTATCGGCAAGCGTTTATAATCGAGTATTAAACTATGTTTTGAATCATGAATTAAATAAAAATGACTCTCAATTATTGGAAGTCAATTTATTAAACCAATTAAAGCTTGCAAAACGTGTAAATCTTTTTGATTATTCTTTAGAAGAATTACAAGCCGTTCATGAGTATTGGCGGTCAATGAATCGCTATTCAAAACAAGTTTTGAATAAAGAGAAAATGGCTTCACACCTATTTCAATAATTGGAGGAGATAAAAATGAGATCAGAAAAGGAAGTTTATGATATTGTTTTGAATTTTGCAAAAACAGACAAACGCATTCGCATGGTTACTTTGGAAGGATCTAGAACAAATACAAATATTCCGCCTGATGATTTTCAGGATTTTGATATTACTTTTTTTGTTACGGATATGGACAGCTTCACAAGTGATGATAAATGGCTAGATATATTTGGTGAAAGGTTGATTCTGCAAAAGCCGGAAGATATGGAATTATTTCCAGCTGTAGAAAAGGGATTTTCATATTTAATGCTGTTTACTGATGATGTTAAGATAGATTTAACTTTGCTGCCGCTGGAACTGATAGACGAGTATTTTACATGGGATAAACTGGTAAAGTTACTGTTGGATAAAGACAACCGTATCGTAAAGCCGCCAATACCAACGGATATAGACTACCACTTGCAGAAGCCTACTCAAAGAATGTTTGACGATTGCTGTAATGAATTTTGGAATACTACAACATATGTAGTAAAGGGCTTATGCCGCAAAGAAATTCTTTTTGCTATTGACCATATGAATGATATAGTACGAAAAGAATTGCTTCGCATGATTTCCTGGCTGATTGGTATCAAACAGGGATTTCATTTCAGTTTGGGAAAAAACTATAAATTTATGAAGCAATATGTCCCAGAGGAATTGTGGGAACGACTTATGTCCACTTATAATATGGATTCCTATCCCCATATGTGGGAATCCTTTGAACAATGTATGGCATTGTTCCGGGAGGTTTCGTCAGAAGTGGCATGCCAGTTGGATTACCAGTATCCACTATATGATGAAAAAATCAGTAATTATGTGATTCGGCAAAAGAAAAAATATGGCATTGAAGATGATAACAAATAAAATTTTTTCAATCGAAAAAATTTATTTTGATTATTCAATTTTGAAAAACTGAATACCTCAAAATCAGAAAGAGAGCGGCCAAGCACTTTGAGGGATTGGCCGCCTTGTCCACCCATCCAGCGGGACAGCGGGCGGAGGTCAAGGCCGGGTGTAAACCCGTTCATTTCAGCCTTGACGGTTGCCCGTTGTCCTGCTACTTTTCCGGGAGTGTGGCCACAACTTCGGGACACTTTGTCCACAAGTTGGAGCGTAGGACGAGGAACTGGGGCTTTCATATACGCCCTGTCTGCTGATGAGTCCAGACCTGCGCTTGCGGCTCCACGCCACGCAAGCACAGCCCTGTTTTCCTGCCGCTTCAAATGCCCTTGCCCTCCCCGGCGGCAACGGCATTTTCACGGCAACGCCGGCAGAGCGTATAACACACTACACTTTGCTTCGCAAAGTCGTGTGCCAAATGGGGGCGTTGCCCCCTTTGGAAACCCCCACAAGAAAAGGCGGTACGCTACCCCTCCACGGGGCGCATACCGCCTTTTCTTGTTATCCAGCCCTCCGGCTGTATCGGTTGAGCAAAAGTCCGCGTGGGATTGATGTGGTATCTTTAACTTTGGGAAACTCCTGTCATCAATCGTGATATCCGCATTCGGTTTTCCAAAGAAAATCTCGTCATATTGGATTCCGTTTTCTTCCAGCCAATCAAGAGTGATTTTTCCCACATTTTTCATAACTTTGCCCACATTATGACCCTGTGTCTGCATATTGCGAGCAGTGTTTATAATAATCGTATGCCCGTCTGCTTTCAGGCTGTCAATAAACTCCTTCGCCCCGGGCATAACTTTTACATCCGCATAAGTTTCATCGGGTTTCTTTATCGTACAAATTGTACCGTCTAAATCTATACATATTCTGAGTTTCTTTTCTTCCATATCAACCCCTACTTCTAACCAGGGATAAAACTTTTTCATTATTTAATTTACCCCTGATTTTTACCGTATCATTCAAAAGCTCTATTGCCTTAAGATAAAACACTTTCTGCCTGCTGAAATTATCCTTATGCAGCGGTATCATCGATAAAAACAACAAACCTTCTATAAACTTTATTTCCTGCGGATTATAACCGTTTAATTCTGCATATTTATTGAATATCATCTCTAATATCGAATAATCCACAGAGGTCTTTATTTCGTATTCAAATCCTGTTTTATTCTCTTTCAGTCTGAAAAGTCCATGAACAATAAAATCATAAAAACCTGCAATACTATGGCGAAGTTTTGCAATATCATACCTTGGGTCGCCATATATAGTAGGTTCATTATTTAATCGACCTCTTGGATCTACCAGTTTGAAGTTATAATTACTTGAATCGAAAAGTATATTTGAAAAACAGTAATCGCCATGGATAACGGTTTCTTTTCCTGTTTTGCAGAGTTTTTGAACATAGATATCAATACCTGACTTCAATGAGGCTATTCCTCTGTATTTTTTGCCGTTTATATATTCAAACTCTCTATCTAAAACCTCATTCCAATAAGGGTTCTGTGCCCTTAAATCCGAAAGACGTTCTTTTGTTTTGTCATAATACAGCCATTTAATTGCATCCGGATTAGTTTCACCTTTAAATTTTTCAAATTTTTTGTGCAGGCTGAACAGTGATTTTATAATATAATTCCAGTCCTCAAGGTTAACCTCGCCTGATAAATACAGTTCCTGCAAAGACGGATAACCGTACAACTCCTGCGTCAAACTGGCTGAAGATTTATCTTTATCAAAACTTACAAGCCTCGGTGTAAAGATTTTCAACTCCTCCGGCAGATGAACATACCAGAAAGCCTCATCTTCAAGTTTCTGAACTTTTGTACTGGTTTTTGTGAGCAAACCGCATTCCGTATCAACAGATATCGAATTAAAACATCTGGCATTAAAGAGCATATTTTTTGCTTTAATCAACCCCGAAGTATGTCCTAAATCGTACCAGTCATCTATAATTCTTGTTTTAAGTCTGTACTTTTCCTGATACATGATTAACGCTGTTGAAATTTCTTTTTTCAGCATTAATCTAGCTTTAATGCAGCAATTTAAAAGATATTTTGTATCCGAAAAAGAATAATACCCGACAAGTGCCTCTTTATCAGATAAATCAACATTTTTCTCTTTGTCATAAAAATGCCCTGATTTATCTACAAGACACCAGTTATCCGACATTGTGATATCTTTTGAGGTAAAGATTACATCTTCTTCCTCATCAATACTTTTTGGAATCATTGTGTCACCGAGCAAAACCCTTGTCGGCAAATTCAAATCCGCTTTTTTAAGAGCGTATTTTAATGAACTTAAAATATTCTTTTTGCTATTCACCTGCACAAGTTTTATTTCAAACTTCTCGCTTAAAATATTCTTTATGTAATCCTGCAATTTATAATTATCATTGCAGACAACAATAATAAATTTATCTAGCCCGTACGAATCTTTGAGATTTTCAAGCTGCCTTAAAATAACGGATTTCCCTCTCAACGGCAGAAGTGCAAGGGAAGAATAAAATCCTACCGGCATGTTTTCGTTTTTAGTTTCGCCTCCAAACAGGAGGATATTGTTAAATTCTTGCACAATTTCCCCCTTTTAAATATTCCTGAAGCTGCTCTGGCGTTCCGACACAATCAAAATGTGCTATATCATAAATTCCGATTTTATCTGTTAATTTTTTCAGGTGATTATAGACATTAGACATGTAAAACTCACCTTTTTGTATATCGCTTTCCACAACCAGATCAATCACAGCATCTTTAAAATCTTCAAGATTTTTAAAATAGTACATGCCGCAAATTGCATGGTCTGAAATAACTTCTTTTTCTTTTGTTTCAATTAAAAGACCTTCGTTATTGACTTTTGCATAAGAAAAACAAGGATTAGCAGATTTAAAAGTCAATAATGCACCTTTTAAATTCCGGCTCCGTATTGATGCTACAAACTTCAAAACATCCTCATCATCAAAAATATTATCCGAATCTGCAAAAATAATGTCATATTCGGGATTTATTGCCTTATGGGCAGCAAGAGCGGTAATCGCAGCCCCCATAGTGAGTTTTGGAACAGTTACAATAGTTATTTTGTATTTTTCCTGTAATTTCTCAACCTGATTTTTTTGTTCTGAAAGAAACTTTTCCTGCATTATCAATGTAAAAACGGCATTTATACGTTTGAATGAGGCTAAAACGTGCTCAATCATCATTTTGCCTTCAAATTCAATAAAAGGTTTAGGAACATCATATCCGGCAACTGCAAATCTGCTGCCTGCTCCTGCCATGGGAATTACGATATTTATTGGTTTATATAATAGCTCATCATACGCTCTATATAGATTAACTCCCACTCTATTCCTTTCTTCTGTCAGAAAATTTTCTTTTTAACATCACTTCTGCAAATATTCTCTTAACTTTTTAGCCAAAAAGTTAAGAGGGGTGAAACTCTTGATTTTAAAAGGTTTTATAGGTGTATTTTTTTATAAAAAAAGGAACTCATAACATTTTTTAACAAATACAAAATTCCATTTTTGTTTGTGATAATATATGTTTTAGCAAGTGGCAAAAATTCAATCTTCACAAAATGGCTATACTGTTAAGATAATAAAATGTTAAGTTCCCTATTGTAAATAGAGCATTTGAGCCTATAAAATAAAGTTGTTATAGCTTTCGTCTATTTGATCCTGCTCAATACCGATATACCTTAAGGTTATATTCGGATTTGAATGATTAAAAATCTTTTGCAGCATGGCAACATCTTTAAATTTTTTGTAGTGATGATACCCGAAAGTTTTTCGCATTGTATGAGTACCAATCTTTTCCTGCAAGCCAACTGCTTGACAGGCAGTTTTTAAAATATAGTATGCACCGAATCTATCAAGCCGGTTTTTAAAAATGGAAACAAACAAAGCCTCGTCAGAGCGTTTGCCCTTTGTAAATTCTTCTATCATAGGTTTTAGCTTTGAATTAATCGGAAATTTTTTAAATTTACCTGTTTTCTTTTCTATGATTTGTATATGGCTTTTATTGCGAACATCACTTACGTTCAATGCGACAATATCTGAAATCCGTAATCCGCAATTCGTTCCGATGGTGAATAATAACAAATCTCTCGGGCTGTTTTTTGCAAAATACTTTTCTAATTTTTTGATGCTTTCAATATTTCTAATTGGTTCTACTGTAGTCATTTTAACCTCTCCTTTTTTAACCTAAAAACTACCCGGGGCTTATCCCCCTAAAAAATTTTCGGTCACACTAAGGATTTCTTCAAAATCTTCAGGGGTGAGTTGCAGGTAAGGACGTGCAGGAATTTCAACAGATTTATTCCGCCCTGCCTGTCCGCCAAATTGATGTATTGCTGCATAATCAAGGTTTGAACCAATAACCGCAGAATCATTGTCATAATAAGTATTAACAGAGGATGCAAGCTGCCCTGATATTTGTAAAATCATGCCGGGCCACTGTTTATTTTTAGTTCTCTGTTTTATTGTTGATTCAGATAATTCAGTCCATTTATCAGGTCTGCCCTCGTTTTTAAAGTTTTCTTCGGTAGAATATGCGAAAACACCTGCGATGTTTTTCATTAACGGCCGCAGGTTTTCGCTTCGTTTTGCTAAATCAAGTAATCTTGATTCAATCTCTTTATTATCAAGTTTTATTTCAATTGGTTCACTCATTTTTAAATAATTCTTTAATAGGATAATTAGCAATCAAAAGTTCTTTATAAACTTTATTAGCTCTGTTAGTGCCTTCTCTGTTGTTGATTCCGTTTTGTCTTTCAACTTCAATCATTTCGTATCCTTTATATAATTCTCGAACTTTTGGAGAATCATCGTATGAAAGCAGAAAACGACCTTTGATGTCTTTTAAAACATCTCTTAAACGTTCGTGGTCGAAATCAGTAGTTGATGTTACTTCATAACCACAACCTGAAGTATAAGGTGGGTCACAATAGAAAAATGCATCTTCAAAGTCATATTGTTTGATTAATTTCTCAAAATCTCGATTTTCTATCATAACTTTATCAAGGCGTTCATGAATTGCATCAATTTTAGTTAAAATATTGCGTTGAGATTTTGAAGCTCCACCACAAGATTTTTTTACAGTTCCAAAAGTATCACCACGACCACCAAAAGAACGTGTTATTAAAAACAAGAACTGTACTGCTTTTTGAATATCGGTAATAAAAGTGCCATTCAAAAATTGGAAGAACATTTCACGAGAGCCAAGAAGATATTTTAATTCTTCTTTTAAAGCATTCGGATGATATTTCACGATTCTAAAAAGATTAACTAATCTACCATCTAAGTCGTTATAGATTTCTAAATCTGCCCATCTATCCTTATAAAATAAAACCCAACCACCTCCACCGAATGGTTCAATATACGATTTTATATCTTTAGGAATAAGTGGAGCGATTGTTTTTCTTAGTAATCTTTTTCCACCAACCCAATTAATTAAGCACTTTCTATCTACAGTCATTTAATACTCCTTTTATACTTGTTTTAATAGTGTTCAAATATCATTCAAACCGCTGTCTTGGATTATTCGGGGTGTCGGAAAGTTCTCAGCTTCCCGACACCTTACGGGTTACGCTTCGCTTCACCCTTCCGAAAATCCGTTTGCGGGATTATGAGACCAACCAACATCCGGGGCAATTTTTTTACCGGTCAATGGATCTGTGTAAACTGTAACCGGTTTGTATTCTCCTGATTTTTTCGAGACGAGTCGCATCTCTTGAGAGAGTGTTCCTGTTGAATCACTTGGTTTTATATTCTTTTTTTGCAGGTTGTAATTAGACAAAGCATTTACTCTACATCTGCATCTCCAGCCGTTTGGTGGGTAAAAACTAGCCCAAAACGGGTCATCATACCTGTAAACCAATCCATGAAGTTGTGCATGTTCTGGTCGTGTTCTGTTATCTAAAACTGCGACATATTCCCAATAAGGACGATTGTCTGTATTATCCATTTGCGTTTTATATCGCCCTGTCATATATGAAGTTTGCATATTGACGGCATAGATTGTTTTTAGACGATACATTGAACCAAGTTGCACTTTTTCGGCATTGCCTTGAGTATCAACTACAATCTGTTCGCCCCACCAACCTTTTTTTTGCAGGGTAGGTTTAAGTTCTTTTTGAAACTCATGAAAAGTTTTTCCTTCTTCAAGAGCCTTATCTAATGCAGAACGAATATCTTTTAATATGTCTTCTCGCATAACTTTGGCAACTGTGAAAGTCTTTTTATGTGCATCTTGCCATAGCTCGTACCAATCCCAAGTATATGTTTGTCCTTTTTTCTTAAAATATTTTATTGCAGCAGCAGGAGCGAGTTTAAATAAACCTTTAAGTTGAACCATTTTCAACCTCTGCCGCTTGGTTGCTCGCATTAAACGGGTCTGCGGTCTTGGACTTCTCCAAGCCCTCCGTCCTCTGCTCGCAATCCGCAATTTTTCTTGCAACAGCTTCAGCAACATTTACAGTAATTGCATTTCCTGCCATCTTATATAATCTGCAATCAGCCAGACCAATATCTCTTGCGACTTTTACCATTTCATCGGGGAATCCCTGTAATCTAAAGCACTCAAGAGGTGTTAATCTTCTTATACGATAATCATCAATTGTTCCCATATTGCAATTTGTATCAAGAGTTTGCGAACAACCTTTACCGACACGTCCCCTTCTTGTTTTAGATTGAGGATAAGCTAAATTAATGCCATCACCAATGCAAGCCTCATCAAACCCTTTTTTAGTTCCGTTTCGAACTTTCATTAAGGGAGTATCTCCTGCAACTTTTAGAGTTTCAACAATATCTGACTGTTTATATTTATCAAATCTTGGCTTATTAATAAAATACAAACCTGTTTTTCCACCTTGTCCTCCACCATTTGATGTTAAACAGGTGCTTAATCCATCAGTAAAATAAACTCTATTTCCTTGAGAATTACCTATTGTCGGTGGGATTTGTTTTATTCTGACTTCGCTATAATTTTCTGAATTGCTTCCGGAGAGAGGAAATATTTTTCCGGTACATTCTTTTCCATAACATCCAACAATGTACACTCTTTCCCTGTTTTGAGGTACTCCGAAGAACTTAGAATTAAGTAATTGCCATTGTACGCTATACCCAATGTCGGAGAGAACTTTAAGTATTGTTTGGAAAGTTTTGCCTCCGTCGTGATTAAGTAAGCCTTTAACGTTTTCGAGAATAAAATATTTGGGTCGTTTGTCTTTAAGAATCCGTGCGACTTCAAAAAACATTGTACCTCTTGTGTCTTCAAATCCTCGTCTTTTTCCAGCAATTGAAAAAGATTGACAAGGAAATCCTGCACATAGGATATCGAAATCGGGGAGTTCTGATGTGTTGATTTTTCTGATGTCATCGTAAAATAATTCCTTATCATTTTTGAAATATGCTCGATATAGTTTATTCGCATACTCATCGTTATCGCAAAACCCTATACTCTTAAAACCAGCTCTTTCAAGTGCAATTTTAAAACCACCAATACCTGAGAATAAATCAAGAAAAGTTAATTGTTTATTCAAGACCATCACTCCTTCCTTGCAGTTCACACAAGAACAAAGCCTTTTGAAGAGTTTGCTCGAATTGTTTAGAGTGAAGGTTCTTATCTGTTAATAGCTCATAAATTTCGTTAAAATCCTCACAATCATCAATTAATGCAATTAAAGGAGAAATCATTTTTTGAGCTTGTTCAGATAATTTATTGTCTGAAATAAACTTGTATAAATCTTCAATTTGTTCTTGTCCGGGACCGGAAGCATCTTCTTTGAATTCACTAAACTGAGAATTTGTTGCAGGTATAATATCTTCTCGTATATCAAAATCCTCTTCTTCAAGACCGTATGCTTTTATGAAATATTCTTTTGTAAATTTAACTCCTGTTTCAGAAAGTATTTTATCTCTTTGTGCTAAAGTTAAATCAACATCTTCCGGTTCGTACATCTCAAACACCGGGACTTCTTGATTTGAAAAGTTTATTTCATAAATCCATTGAATCAGTTGATTTATTACACTTTCAACAAGTTTTCTATCTGCATCAACAATATCTTTCCTTATTGCAAAGTGTGTATTTGATGCAGCATAACTACCTGTTGAACCTATTTCAGTAGTTAGAGTTTGACCTAATATAGCTTTCGAAATTTCAGCATTCATTTTATCAATGAGCTTTTCATAAATTTCTGCTGAAGAAGATTTATTAGCCTCTTGAATTTCTACTGAAGAATCATCAGGAATTACTGCAATTGCATCCTGAACCATATCTTCTAACATATCTGCTAGAGTGTTCGTCTCATCCTTACTTGCCCCCCTTGGGTGTTTCCCTATTAAGTGAGGCATTCCGTATTTTTCTGTAAATACAACCCAAAACTTAAGTCCACCCTTTTTAAATGTTACAGACCAAAAAACACGAGAAAGAGTTCTTTCACCATATGGATTGTTGTAACTTGGATTATTTTGAGCAAGTAAAAATTTTTTATCCGGGACTATTTCTCCGTAATAATTATCTTTAGTTCTGAATTTAAGATTATTATCGTCATCAAAACAGAACCATTCAGGAGGTTTTGCAATAATCTTTGCAGGCAGAACGTGACCGGAAGAACTTTTCTTCCATATAATTTCAAGTGGCTGATAACCGAATGATGTAGCATCTAAAATATCAGAGATTAGTTTATGGATATTTATTTTTTTTAGTAATTCTTCTATCTCTACAGCATTCTTATCTTTATCTAATCCTCTGTTAATTTCCCAATCAAGAGATAAAACACCCGATTTTCTAGATTGAATACACGCAAAAACGTGTGGGTCACAAAGAAGTTCTTTGTAAATTCTAATATCTTTGCCTTGTTTGCGTAAAACAATGTCAGGATCAGGAAGAATATTAGCGAGCGAATAAAAATTCAAAGCTCGCTTGCGTGTTGCAATTTCTTCAGTCAATCCTTTTTTAGAATTGGCTTTTTTAAGTATAGTTTCTTCGGTCATTAAGCCCCCGTATTCTTTTTGAAAGTTGAGAGCATATCAACCATTCCAACTTTATAGATATTTTCAAGAACATCTATTTCAAAAATTTCTACACCGTCAACTACTAATTTTGCATAAGTAACTGACATTGTTGTTTCATATTCTGCATTTTCTTGAGGTTTTATATTTCCAAGCGGAAATTCTTTAAAAGTACCTATTAAAAATGCAGTAGCAGGAACTTCCTTAATTCTTCCTGTACCGTTGTATGTTTCTAAGTTTGCACGAACCTGAATCATCGTAGCTAAGAAAGGATTTGAACATACTGCCATAACAGCAGGATAAAGTGCATTCCATTTTATTTTGCACTCCATTTTATCAATCCCTGCGAAAAACTCAGCTGAACCAACCATACCAAGAGCTTTATGCTCAGCCATCTTATGTTTTATCTGTGGCAGTTGAACTTCTTCTGCTCTTCCTAATAAGTTAACACCATTCATATAAACATTGGCGTTAGTTAATTTATTAATTTCTATTTTTGACATATAAACTCCCTAAGATTTTTTAAATAGACCGCAGTCTCTAATCTCCACGTCTGAATAGTGCATAATAACGTATTCCTTGCTGATTGCTTGTATCAGCGGACATTTAAAGAGGTTTTTGCAGTTAAAACAAATATCTGCCTCATCTGTGTGAACCTCTAAGGCTCCTCGTTTATTAACAATTGCGTACATTAAGATGCTCCAAGTGATTTCAATAGTTCAATGTCAATAAATGACTCAAACGTAATTCTCTCAGCAGGAGTTGGAGGCATAAACTCAATATCGAAAGTTAAATGTCCGTTTGCAATTTCTGTTGCAGGGTTTTTATCTGCATTAAAAGAACATTTTCCATCAATCAATGCACCTCTTCCGATAAGTGTTCGAATAAATTGATTAACAGTTTCACAGATAGAATCAATTAAACCATTATCAATTGGATAATCCATAAACTGAAGCATTGAATATTCAACTGATTCATGAAGAATATCAGCAGTTCTTCTTACACAAATAAAGTTTGTAGGATTTGTAGATGTCGGGTAAGCAGCTGAACGGTTTCCCCAAGTTCTAAAACCTGAACCGTAAGAATTAAATACCGTTACAACTCCACATTCATTTAATGCGTTTACTTCAGAAGTCGGGTCGTTAATCATAGATGTTAGTTGTCTTTCGACTCCAACAATTCCTTGTATTTCTGTATTAGAAGACGACCAGTGATAACCTTTCTCAACATCTTTCGCAGCAATAACTCCTGCTAATCTTTGAGAATAAGGTTGCAATTTTATTGAATCGGATTCTGAATCATACACTTTTAAATGCGGATAACACAAAATCAAACGTTCTGAAGATGTATTAAAATTAATCGTGCCTTCTGGACCACGACCACTAATTACATCTTGAACAGTTGCTCCAACAGGTGCATCAACAATACCCATTGCTCGAATTTTATTGCAGAGAGTATTCATTTCAGTCATAACTGCTGCATCTTCACAATAAACAGGAGCAATGATTGTTTTAGGATAATAGCCAAACAAAGAATAACAATCTTCAAAGGCTTTCATTCCTGTTCGTTTACCGGTCTCTGCATCAATACCACCGTTTATATCACTAACGGCAACATCTTCAACAGATTCGTGTTTATCCGGGTCATAAACGTTTATAACAATCGCAATTCCTGCACCTTGGTCAAATATTGCTTTTAAGGCTTGAGGTATTGTGTATCCAGCCTTATGGTTACCAAAATATTTAACAGCTTCGACTTCATTTAATATTAAAGTCGGTGCATTTATTGTTTTATATTCTTCTTGTACATCTTCAATCGGTGCAGTTCCGACAATTCCAACGACAGCGGTTTTTACTGTTGAAATTGTTCTTGCACCTGTTGTTACTTCAATGGTTTCAACACCATGTAAAAAACTTGCAGGCATATAAACTCCTTGGGGTAAATTAAATATCTAAGTCTTGTATGTTAGGGGTGGTGAGCACAAAATTAATACCGTACTGCCAAATTCCACCATTTTCAGAAATGAAAAAATCTTTTGAGGCTGATAATTTAGAACATCCGTCAGGTTCAAAACCAGTTAAAACGGCTTTCACTTTATCAATATATTCATAAGCTCCTGCGTTGAAACGTAGGTTTCTTGTTACGACAGTGATTGAGAATTCTTTTTTGTTATCTTGAGAGATAAATCCAAGAGCATTGGTTGATGTGTAATTGCTTCCCTGATAATGAACCAACAAAGCTCCAATTGGATGGAGTAAGATAAATTCGGCAGGTTTATCCGGGAAACCTTGAACTAAAACTTCAGGGAATGATGTTTTTAATTTTTCAATAATTGAGTTTTCAATATCACGTATATTCAAATAAAGCTCCTGTGGTACTCGGACTTACGTCCTGCGTTCCTACGTCGCCATCGAACGGTTACGCCCTGCATCGTCTTTGCCTACGCAAAGCCGTTTCGGGCTTCACACACGGCTAACGCATTTAATATTCAAGCATTCTTTCCTTGCTAAAAAGCCTGTCAATTATATCTTTGTTGGTTTTATATTCCTCAGCATTAAAAGATGCGGTTTCAAGAGAATCATTTTCGCTTTGCAGGGTAATAACACCTTTTTGAATATCTCTTAAGGTAGCAATAGCATTTTTGTAATTATTTTCAATTACTTCAGGCATTTCATTTCGCATACGTCTTGTATAAAGTCTGTATATGCTTAAATCAATGGCAAGAATTCTCAGTAAAGGAAAATGGGTATCTAAGGGTAGAGTATATCTGCCACGCAGATACCCATCGATGAGCGTAGAAGAGTAAAGGATAGCTTCTTGAGCAACAACACGATCGACCTCTTCTTGCCCATCATCAGAAGTGAGCTGTATCAGAGTAGGGGTAGAAGTTTGTGTTTCAATATCTTCGATCGTGCAATAATCCGTCATTTACCAATTCTCCATGAATTTATGCATCTTGGATTATTCGGGTTGTCGCCGGAGTAACGTCCGGCTCCACCTTACGGGCTTGCTCGCTAACGCTCGGCATCGCCCTACCGAAAATCCGCTATATTCCTCGTACAATTCTGATTTCTTGACCTTCAGTTCCTGCATCTTTTGCATATCCGTTTGCTATTGCTGAATCAGCAACTTTAACGGCTCTACCTTCTCCATCGGATGCAATCGCATCCCCGACAGCAATAGTGCCACCGGCTTCAACGAGAAGAGTACCAAGAACAGCAACAGGAGCGTATTGTCCTTTTTCAGTTGTTACATCAACAACACCAAGTGCTTTAGCACCTGCTGTACAACAATTACCGTCAAAGCCTACAAATCTTTTTTGTTGCAGGTCTGCTGCTGCTAATACTGAATCAATCAAAATAGGTGTATAAGTTTTATTTGTTGTCATCAGTACCTCCAGCTTTTCCGTCTTTAACTTCTTCTGTTTTTACGGTTTCTGTTTTAGTTTGGGTTTTAGCTGTACCTGCTTTTGTTTGATTATTTGCAGGGGGATTGTTTTCAGTCTTCTTGGTGTTATTTTGAGACTGAGTTTTTGTTTTTGAAGGAGTCGATTGATTTGAAAGAAGTTGTACAAAATCTTCAAGACGTTTTGCATAATTATCTTCAAGTTCAATGGTTGCTCCTTCTTTGTAAAGTTTCCCATTGTGCATAATGGAGGTGTGTTTAACTTTGTATAATTTAGCCATTAACCTTCACCTCCCTTGTCTTGTTCTGGGTCATAAGCAGGGTCATTTACACTTGAAATCAAGTAGCCTGCTTCTGGACCAACAAGGAATGGTGTATAAATATCAGTAGCTCTGATATATTTAACCTTGTTACCTTCTTTCTGATACTCATCAACTTGAAGAGCATCTTTTTTTCGAACTGTATAACCATATGAAGGGTCATACTCTGTTCTTGAAGAGCCAAGTGCAGGAACATATGCTAAGACAATATTGTCTTGCCATACTCTGACAAAATTACCATCTTTGTCTGAGAAAATAGATTTTCCGATGATAATATTTTCAATTTCAAAGATTTCTTTTAATAAATTAAGAGTTACTAATTTATTTAAATTGTCAGAGATTAACCCTTTTAATTGAGGGTGTTTTCTTAGCAATTTCCAAGCTGACTGCCCAATAATCATAGTATTAGGGTCTTGAGCAATTTTAGCTGATACTGCATCTTTTGCATCTTCAATTACACCTTGAGGGTCTGAATCTTTCCAGTTGAAACAAGATTTTCCTGATAATATAACCTTGTTTTCATTTGGATATTTTGATTGGTCTTGAGCTAAATCTGCACATTGTTTCTCAAGTTTTAGTTTCAAACCTTCAGTTACAACATTTGTAGCGTGCAATTGCAACTTAACTTTTTCGGCTTCCTGTTCTTCACGATAATCAATCGGATAGGATAAGTCGTGTTCTGTTAAAGTAGTTGTATGCTTTTTGAAACCTTGCGGTGAAATAACATTTGAATTAGCTCGGATAGCACGTTCAGTATCATAAAGATTGAATGCTTCTTTGTTGAATTCAAAAATGTCAATTTTTTCTTTCTCAGAAGTGATTTCAGGGAATAAATATTGTGCAACAAATGCATTATTTTTGTACCCACGAGCGACCTCTGAGAGATACGCATTTATGCGTAATTCTTCAAGTCTTCCCATTTAAACTCCTTTATTAACTGTAAGGGTGATTTACTTGTTTAACTTTAGTAGTGCCTCTTTGAATGAGATGTTGTTTTTAGCTGCCAATGCTTTTGCTTCTTTAAACACTTGCAGGCTGTCCTCATCTGCATTTGCAAATTTTTCAACATCCTCATCTGTTGGGTCTACTTGCTTTTCTTTAGTAGCAAGCTCGCCATATTTAATTTGATTTGGTAAGGACTCGATAAAAGATTTGAAGTCAGTAATGACTGCTGAGTCCTCGCCAAATTTCTTGACATTGTCCAATTCCTGTAAAACAGATAAAACAACATTTTTATTTGCAGGGACTAATATTCCCTTATCAATCTGTTTTTCAATGAATTCTTCGAATTCTCTTTTCTTAATGGAATTTTTAATGTCAGATAATTCTTTTTCAATTTCTTCTTTGCCTTGAGCTTTTTCTTTAAATGTTGCTACTTCATCATTCAAAGCTGAAATTTTGTCCTTTAAAGATTTAATAGTTTCAAGTTTTTTGTTATTTTCCCTGAAATTAGCAACTTGTGTTTCCAAATCAGAAACTTGCTTTTTTAAATCTTCAATGTCTTGTTCCGAAAATTTTTCAGGCTCATTATCTTCATTTACCCCTTCGAATTCGTAAGTGTCAGATTCTGCCTCCATAAATTTAATTGCTTCTAAGCCCTTAACTTGTGGCATTGCAGCACCTAAGAATGAAACAGCTTTAAGGTATGCACCTTTACCATCTAAGTTTCTGTACAACTCTACAGATACTTTTTTGTATTTCCCATCATTGACAGCTTGCTCAAATTCTTTTGGAACTTCTTTAAAACTTACTTTAAGTTTTTCTCCGTCTGCTTTTACATCATCAACCCAACCATATGCCGGTCCGGATTGTTGATGGTCGATAGTAATTGGAGCTTCACAGAATGTTGGGTCATAATTTTTCGCAATTTGTGCGATTTCTTTTTTTGTGAACTTTCCTTGAGGATAAGTTCCTGCTTTAAAAACTTCAAAATACTTCATTTAAAAAACCTTTTTCTTTTGTATGACAACTTTAAAAATTGCCCTATACGAAATTCATATATTCACAGTCTAACCCTTGTGCGATATGGGTTTCAAAAGATATGTGCAAAAATTTTTTCTTTGCACAGTTCAAAGAATAAAAACTTGTATATATCTTTTGAAAAGCAGTCATAGAAAGATTTAGACTGCTATATATAAACAAAAAAGAAGGACACGGAGTCCTTTCTTTCGTTTCTTCTTTCTAATCAATAAATAAGGAGTTATATGGAATTTTTAAATCAACTTTCTCCATTTGTAGAAAATGTCGGTTTCCCGGCACTTATCTTCGCAATTTGGTATATTTATCACCAATCTCAAGTTAAGGCTTTTGAGAAGATTATTCAGAATAATTTTGAAATCTTAAAAGATTTACTTGAAACCAACCAATATCACGCAGCACTTCTTTCAAGAATTGAAAGTAAAATCGACAACAATCTCTGGTGTCCGATTTTAAAAAAGGAGGTTTCATAAATGAATCCTGAAATACTACAAATGAAAGGAATGCTTGCCGAAGCAAAAAAGAAATACCGCTCTCTTGACACAGAGGCATCAGGACTTGTTATTCTTATTCGCTCACTTTTAAATCCTTATGAAGAAATACAAAAACTTGATATGGATAAAGTACTTGTGTCTGTAAAAAGACTCAAAAGTGTAACTGTTGAAATGCAAGCTCTGAATGACAAAATTAAAAGATTGGAGTCAGAACTTGAATAAAAAGAAATACTTATATAATGAAGCCGAAAGGCTGTATATTTATAATTTTCTGACTATTGATGAGTTGGCAAGTAGACTCAATCTAAACAGAAAAACCATTATGGATTGGAAGGATAAAGGTGATTGGGAAAAACAAAAGAAAGATTTTCTAAGTTCTAAACAATCTTTCCATGAAGAAATGTATGAATTTGCACGCAAACTAATGTCAGGAATAATTGCAGATATGGAAGCCGGAGAAAAAGTCGATCCCGGAAGAATGTATGCTTTTTGCAGGATTATTCCAATGTTCACTAAAGTCAAAGATTATGAAGATGCTACTGCTAAAAAAGATGTTCCAATAAAACCTAAAGGTCTGACGGCTGAGTTAATAAGACAAATTGAACAAGAAGTTCTTGGAATTGTACCTAATGACGACAACGAAGAAGAATAAAACCCCATTTTTTCTACCGTATCAAATGCGGTGGATAAACGATAAATCAAAAGTAAAAATATGGGAGAAATCCCGAAGAATAGGAGCAACTTATGTACAAAGTTATGAAGATGTAAGAGATTGTGTTTACAAAACAGTTCCTGCTGTTTGGTTTTCATCAGCGGATGAGTCTGCTGCCAGAGAATATATTGATTATTGTAAGCAATGGGCAACTTTATTCAATATTGCAGCAAAAGACTTAGGCGAACAGATTCTTGATTCGGATAAGGATATAAAAGCATATGTTATAGCTTTTTCAAATGGTACTAAAATTCATGCACTATCTTCAAACCCTAAAGGTTTCAGAAGTAAAGGCGGAAAAGTTGTACTTGATGAATTTGCATTCCATAACAATCCTGAAGAGTTATGGAAAGCGGCCCGACCTTGTATTACTTGGGGTTATCCTTTAAGAATACTTTCTACACACAACGGTCAAAGCTGTTTATATTATAAATTCTTGGATCAGGTTCAAAAAGGTAAACTAAAATGGGCTCATCATAAAACACCAATACAACTTGCAGTTGAAGAAGGTCTGATTGATAAAATTTATGGCAGACCAACTACACCTGAAGAACGTGAAGAATGGCTGAATGAAGAACGCAAAAACTGTTTTGATGAATACACTTGGTTGCAGGAGTATTGCTGCGTTGCAATAGACGAAGCCTGTGCGTTTCTTCCTTATGATTTAATCTCTACCTGTGAGATGCCGGATGTTTTAAAATCTCTTGATGAGATAAAGGGCGATTTGTATGTTGGAATCGATATCGGAAGAAGAAAAGACTTAACAGTAATATGGTGCTTAGAACGATTTGAAAATTCCAAATATACACGAAAAGTTAAAGTTCTTGAAAAAACTCCATTTCACATTCAATACGAAATCATCTCGGAAATTCTTAAACATCCAAAATTAAGACGTTGTTGCATTGACTCAACAGGCTTGGGTATGCAGATAGCTGAAACAGCACAAAGAGACTTCGGACAATATCGAGTAGAAGCAGTTATGTTCACAAATAAATCAAAAGAGGAAATGGCATACAACCTAAGAACCAATTTTGAAAGTAAAACTGTATTTATTCCACAAGAACATGAAATAAGAGAAGACTTGCACTCAATAAGAAGAATTGCAACTAAGGCAGGAAATATAAGATTTGATGCAGAAAGTTCAGAAGTAAACGGACACGCTGACCGTTTTTGGGCTTTAGCACTCGCTCTGATTGCTTGTAGCATACCTTATAGCCCGGTAGAAATTGCAACAAGAAAAAGATATGAAACACTAAAACTTACAGAAGCCTTTTAAAGGGCTTTAAAATTCTTCAGATGATAATTAGTATTCCCCACACCCATAAAATTCAATACAGAGAAATTTAAACAACTTTTAAACAAGGTTAAAAATAATTTTAAAACACTAAAATTTATAGCTTTAAAAAAAGGAGAAAAAATTATGCCAAAAGAATTAGTTTTACCATCAGGAAAAATTGCAATTATTGAAAAGGGCAAAGGCAAGGATTTGTTGCAGGCTCAAATGAAAGCAAAGACTTCAGACGAGATTCCATACGCACTAATTGCCGAACTTGCTGAAATTGACGGACAAAAACTAGTGTATGAAGACATCTTAGAAATGGACTTAGAAGATGTAATTGCACTTCAGGGCGAAATTTCGGGAAAGTTGACGACAGGGAAAGCCAAAGAGGTTCCTGCGAAACAAGAAGAAAAGATGGAAGTAGTTACTCCAATAACAGAGACGATTACTGCTCTAGCCTCCCAGACAGCCAAAGCATAATTCATTTATGTAAGATAACGGGATGGCAGTATTCCGAACTGTGCGAAATGTCCATCCCTACCCTTGCATACTGGTGCAATCAAGCAATTAAGTACACGAACAATCGCAATGAGGAACTTGAAGAACAATGCTCGACACAATGATGAAAGTATCATTAACTCTTGTAGCCTTTGATAAAATGTCAAAGGTTATTCGTGATGCAGTCGACAAATCAAATGATGAGTTTGATAAACTTCAGCGAGAAATAAAAGATACATCTGAAATGCTTGACAGATTCGGTCAAAATATGACCAAAATTGGTGCAGGACTTACGGCAGTAGGCGGCGGTCTTGCATATAAATTAGGAATTACAGAGGCTATTCCCGAAGCCTTTCAGATGGAACACAGATTAAGAGAACTCGGCAATGTCGGACAATTATCCGCAAAACAATTAGAAGATATGGATAAACGTCTTGCTTCCATTTCAAGATACACAAACCAAATGCGACCTGAAATCGCAGAGGGTTTGAACGTTCTAGTTGCATCAGGTATTGACCCGCAAAAAGCCCTTGATTATATGAACGTAATAGGAAGAACTGCTACAGGTGAACAGGCAGCCATTGAAGATATTTCAAGAACAGCTTTTGCTGTAAGCGATAACTTAAAAGTTCCTATTGATGAGTTAGGAAAGTCAATGGACATACTTGCAATGTCAGGTAAGGAAGGACGATTTGAATTAAAGGATATGGCAGCAGCATTTCCAAGTTTAACCGCCGGTGCTGCTATGCTTGGAATGAAAGGCACACCTGCCGTTGCATCTTTAGGTGCTGCGTTGCAGGTTGCTATGAAAGGTGCCGGAGAAGCTTCTGAAGCTGCCAATAACTTAGAAAACTTTATCCAAAAGGTTACATCTCCGCTTGCTGTTAAAAACTTTGAAGAAGTATTTGGAGTTAATTTAAAACAGGTTCTTTTAGATGCAGCAGCTCAAGGGCGTGATCCTATTCTTGAAGTTATAGAAATGATGACACAACTCTCAGGAGGAGATGTTTTCAAAGTATCAGAAGTATTCCAAGACAAGCAGGTATTAAACTTTATTAAACCTATGATGCAAAATCTTGACGAATATAAAAGGATTAAAGCATCTGCTCTAAGTGCTGATGGTGTTGTAGATTCTGACTTTGAGAATATGATGCAAACTACAAACGAACAGTTTAAATTGCTCAAAATCAATATGAAAGAGCTTGTATTCCCTCATCTGCACGAACCGATTCAAAAAATTAATGAATTACTCACTAAAATAAACAATAATCCGCTACTTCAAAAAGGCTTGTTTGGTGCAATTATAGGGACAATCGGATTAGGAATACTTCTCACAACCCTCGGTACTGCTACGATAATTATAGGAAAATTTGTTGGAATGTACGGCAAATTTTTAGGATATGCTCGTGATTTAACACCTGTTCTTACTAAAAATGCAGTTCTGTTGTTACAAAATGCAGGATTAACAAGCACCTCTCACTCTCTTGATACAGCATTTAACGTCTTTAAATCGGGGAATAAACTTGGTTTAAATCTTCCGAAACATACTTTATTGGGCTTCGGTGCGGATATAAGGCGAATTGATAATGAGATGAGAAAAGGTCTAATAAGAACTTTCACTGAACTGCCTGCAAATATTTCAAAGTCAGCTATATCACTAAAGGATTGGACAGTTACATCATTAAAAGCACTGCCGACAAATTTTATAAGCGGTTTAAAGGCGTTCAAAACAGGTTTTCTGTCCATTCCCGGCATGATAAAAAATGCAATTGTTGCTTTTAGAGCTTTCTCTGTAACGCTTCTCACTTCTCCATTAGGTTGGATTGCCTTAGCAATTGGTGTTGTTGCTCTTGTAATTTACAAATACTGGAAACCAATTTCAGCTTTCTTTAAAGGTATGTGGCAAGGATTAAAAGAAGGTTTACAACCGTTAATGCCATTATTCCAACGCATCGGTAAGGCTATCTCTCCTATACTTGCACCTATCAAAGCAATTGTTGAGTGGTTCAAAAAACTTATAAAACCGGTTGATGATACAGGTGGGGCCGCAGAAAAAATGGGCGTTCGTTTTGGAAAAGCGATTGCAAATATAATCGTTAAATTAGTTGAACTTGTAACTAAAGCATTTGAATTTGGCAGTAAAATCACGACTATGCTTGCAAGCGGAATAATGTCAGGACTTGCAAAAGTAAAAGGTTGTATTGCAAAAGTTGCCCAAGTTATAAGAGACCACCTGCCACATTCACCTGCTAAAACAGGACCTTTAAAAGATTTGCACAAAGTAAAAATTATCGAGACTATTGCATCAACATTAAAACCGTTGCCACTTCAAAATGCGATGAACAAGACGTTGGGAGTCTTTTCAGGGGGATTAAAAGCCCACACAAGAGGAGTGAATAAATCAGCTTCTCCATCATTTGTCATTACCTACAACCCAACAATCACAATATCAGGAAGTGAATCTAAGGATGAGTTTCTGAAAATGCTTAAAAAACATAAAGATGAAGTTGTGAACATCATTAAAAGAGAATTTGAACGCAAGGAAAGGGTAGCTTATTAAGCTAACACAATAATTTTGGTACTACAAAATAATCAACAAAGAATGGTATAAAAAATGTTCGCTCAACTTGGAGATATAAAATTTGAATTAATCACTTACTTTAACGGTTTAAACGAAACTGTCTCATACAATTATGCTCAGCATGAGCGGATTGAAAACAAACCCATTCTTCAATTCTTAGGCAAGAATTTGCAGGAAGAAGATATTAAACTTAATTTTCATCGTTCTTTTTGTGTCCCTGAAGATGAAATAAAAAAGCTAAAAGATGTCGCAGATACAGCAACACCTTTGAAATTTATTAAAGGAAACGGTGAATATGTCGGAGTATTCATCATAGAAGAAATCGGACAAGCAGTAGAACAAGCCTCTTCAGAAGGTGATTTGATGTCTGTGCAGGTCGATGTCCGGTTAAGAGAATATACAGGAAAAGTCCCTGAAGATAAAAAAAATGAAAAAGGATTTAAGAAAAAATGACGGAATTTTATTCCTACATAACAAAAGACGGAGACCGTTGGGATAGTATCTCATACAAGTTTTATGATAACCCCAATCTTTATGAAGAGATTATAAAAGCGAATCCAACAGTACCCAAAGACCCCGTTATTGAATCAGGAATAAAACTAAAAATCCCAGTTTTAGATACTTCTCAGACTATACAATTTGAATTGCCCCCTTGGAAAAAATAATGCTAGTCCCAATTTTTGAGTTATTTTATGACAAAAAGAATATAACACGAGATGTCGCTCCATACGTTACTTCTATTGAATATACAGATGTTGAACATGGAGAATCTGACGAACTTGTAATTACTTTTGAAGATGCCGAAAAAATATGGCAAGGAGCTTGGATTCCAACTAAAGGGGATTCCTTGCGTGCATATATTGGTTATGAGGCAGAAAAACTTCTGAATTGCGGAGTATTTGAAATTGACGAACTTGAATACGACACTCCTCCGGACACAATTACGGTAAAAGGTCTTGCTACCGGAATAAAAAAGCCTTTAAGACAAAAAAATTCTGTCGGATATGAAAATAAAACTCTAAAACAAATTGCAAAAGAGATAGCAGATAAGCACGGATACACTCTCGTTGGAGAGATTGCAGATGTGCGAGTTGATAGGATAACGCAAAATCAAGAAAGAGACTTATCATTCCTCACAAAATTAGCAGAACAATACGGTTATATTTTCAAAATAGCTGAAAATAATCTTGTTTTCTATGATGTACAAAAACTTAAAGGTTCAAAATCAACACAAATATTCTACAAACAAGATTTAATTCACATAAACCTCAGAGAAAAAACATCACAAAAATACAAAGCTGTTCAAGTATCTTATTTTGATCCAAAGAAAAAGAAAACTGTTAAAGCAACTGCTAGGAATGAGAAAGTTGCAAAGGGTGATACTTTAAAAATCACAGCCCGTTGCTCTGACAGAAAACAAGCAATAGTAAAAGCAAAAGCAGCACTAGGAACTGCCGATGATAAAATCGAAGGTTCACTTGAGTTTATCGGAAATCCATATTTAATTGCAGGTACTAACATTGAACTCAAAGGAATTGGGCATTTTTCAGGCAAATATCACATAAAACAAGCTCGTCATGTTTATGACAGGTCAAATGGTTATAAAACATATTGCGAGGTGGAATCGTGCTAAGATTTGGAATTGTCTCTCAAATTAACGCTCTGAACGCTCAAGCTCGTGTAAGTTTTCAAGACGACGAATCGACTTCTTACTGGTTGCCAGTCCTGCAAACAAAAACACTCAAAGACAAATTTTATGTAATGCCAGATATTGGAGAATTAGTTGCATGTTTAATGGATGAAAATTCCGAAGACGGAGTCATTTTAGGAACAATTTATTCAACTGAAGATGTTCCAGTCACACAAAGTGAAAAAGAAATATCAATGAATCTTGAAGACGGCTCATACATAAACGCCAACAAGGAAAGTCAAACGCTTACCATAGCTTTTTCAACAATGAAACTTATTGGAAATATCGAACACGAAGGGACTTTCACAAATACCGCAGGAATAAAATCAAATGCTGACATTACGGATAAAACATCCTCTATGCAAGCAATGAGAGAAATATATAATCCTCATACCCACAAAGGAAATCAAGGAAGTCCGACATCTGCCCCTAATAAAACAATGTAATATCTATGACAAATTTAAATGAAATCACCTATGTTGATTGGCAATTAAAACTAAATTCAATCGGAGAAGTTGCAGAAGGTGTTGATGATATAAATCAATGCATCGCAATAATACTTCTGACTAAAAAAGGTACAGTTCCGCATCGTCCGACATTCGGCTCAGATATCTATAAATATATTGATTACCCTATCAATGAAGCAACCCCAAATATAGTCAGAGAAGCAACTGATGCAATCACGATGTGGGAAACACGAATAAAAATAAATTCTATAAAGGTCGAAATAGCAGAAACAAATTTAACAGTAAAGGTTGAATGGACATTGAAGAATACTAGCACAACAGGTATAGCGGAGGTTACTTATGACACAGCTGCCTGAACCTAATTTTATAGAACGAGACCCCGATATAATTACAAAAGAATGGATTACAGCTTATGAAGAAAAGAGCGGTAAAGTTCTTCAGCCTGCACAAATTGAACGGCTAATGATTGATGTAGGTGCGTATCGTGAAACCGTTTTAAGGATGAAAATACAAGAAACCGCAAAACAAAATCTCTTAAGTTATGCACCCCTTGATATTTTGGAACATATTGGAGAACCGCTTGGTGTAACTAAATTGTTGGCAAATAGTTCAACAACAACTCTAAAATTCTCTCTGGATGAGCCATTAGATTTTACTTGTAGCATCCAAAAGGGTTGTGAAGTAGAAACAAAAGACGGTCTTTTTATTTTTCAAACGCTCGAAGATGTCAAAATTCTTGCAGGAGAATTATCCGTAAGTGTGGATGCAATATGCGAAACACCCGGTAGTGCATCAAATAATTACACATTAGGTTCAATCAATAATTTAATCACGCCTTTAGATTATATCTCTACTGTAGAAAACACAACAGTAAGTTCTGGTGGTGTTGATGATGAAGAAGCGGACAGCTTAAGAGAAAGAATAAGACAGGCACCTGAGAAATTCTCAAACGCAGGAAGTCGTGGAGCATATCGCTATCATACATTGTCTGCACACCAATCAATAATTGATGTTGCAATAACATCTCCTTCTCCGGGTGTTGTTAATGTTTATCCTTTGACTAAAGATGGGAATCCAAGTCCTGAGATTATTAAATTAGTACAAACATATTTGAGTGATGAGAAAATCAGACCGCTTACCGATTATGTAAAAGTCATATCAGCAGAAAATGTTGATTTTTCAATTAGAGCACACATTATTCTTTATAAAGATGCTGATGAAACTTCAGTAAAAGAAACTCTTGCAGGGAGAATGAATGAGTATAAAGTCTCATTATCTGAAAAACTTGGAAAGAATGTAATTCAATCACAAATTACAGCCATTTTAAATTCTATTTATGGAGTGTTCAAGGTTGTATTAGAAGAACCTGAAGATATTGATATAAAGGAATATCAATGGGCGAATTTAACAAATTATGACATAACTATTGGAGGGTATGCTGATGAGTAGTTTAGCACCAATAGCTGATATTAACCTTAAATTATTTGATGAAATATGCGAAGAACAATATGCAAAAATCAATACAGATGTTTTAAATATCTCTAATATAGATACGTTACCCTCAGATGCATTACCTCATCTTGCTGAACAATATCATATTACAGGCGAAGAAGGTTGGATGTTTTGTAAAACGGATGAGGAAAAGCGAGCACTATTAAAAAATGCAATTAAACTTCATAAGTATCGAGGTACAAAATATGCAATTATTAGTGCACTAGAAGTATTAGAATTAAAAGCTGATATAGCAGAATGGTTTGAATATAATGGAGAACCATTTTTCTTCAAAGTGTTTATAGATTTGCAAACTAGCTTTGAATCTGAATTAGAATCACGCATTGTAAATATAATCAATGCACACAAAAATGTTCGTTCTTGGTTAGAAAGATTAACTATTTATCTGGCTCACACAGCAATTTTACCAATCGTAAGTTATACCTTAACAAGCGAGGAGGTTACAATATGACTTCTTTAATTGAAGAAATGAAATTTGATTCAATAATTACTGACATCGGTTTTGAAAAAATAAATACAGCTCTTATTACCGGAGAGAAATTGGACTTAAAGTATATAGCCGTCGGTGATTCTTGTGGTGAATATTATGAGATGCGACAAGACCAGAAAACACTGGTTAATGAACTTTATCGAGTAGAAACACAACAAGTTGACGGAGTTTCAGCTACGGCATTAATTCCTCATAATGTTGGAGGATTCTTTATCCGTGAAGTTGGCGTCTTTGATAGTTTAAATAATTTAATTTTGATTGCAAGACAGGCTTTAACCTATAAACCACAGGAAGAACAAGGTGGAATTAAAGATATATGGATTAAAGTCAGATTAAAAGGTATAAATCCTGATGCTATTCAAATAAAAATTGATCCCAGTATTCAGTATGCATCAGTTGAATTTGTAACTGATTTAATAAAAAACCACAAACATCCTGATTTAATGCCAATTTGGCTCTACGACACGAACGGGAATGGTGTAGTGGATTCTTGTGAATTTGTAGATGGGGGCTTATTTACAGATTCAGGAGATATTGAAATACCACAACCACCTGTTCTACCTGATTTAATAATGAACACGAGTATCTATGATAAAAACCAAAATGGCATTGTAGATGATGCTGAAAACATAGATGCAGGAGAATTTTAGAATAAAAGGAGATTTACACTATGGGAACAATTCAAATTAAACGTGGACTTAAAACTAATTTACCAAGCGAAGCAGCTGCCGGAGCTCTTTTATATACTACAGATGAAAAGAAGTTTTATATTGGAAATGGAGAGGGAAAAGCTCTAACATCTTTTGATAATGCACAACAGCTTGCAGATTATTTGGCAACAAAATCAGATGTCGGGCATACTCATACATCAGCAAATATAACAGACTTTTCAACTGCTGTGGACAATAGAATTGCACTGCAAAGAGGACAGAATAATGGATTAGCATCATTAGATGGAAATGGGAAAATCCCTACGACACAAATTCCTTCTGTGTTTAAAGATGCCTATGTTGTAGATGATATTGCAGCAAGAGATGCTTTGGAAAAATTTTCAGGGTTACACGCTTTAGTAATTGATGCAACGGCAGACGAAACTGTTGAAACCGGCGGAGCAGAATATGTTTGTGATGGCACACAGTGGATAAAAATATCTGAACTCAAAGATTTGGATATGGTAATAGATTGGGAAAATATTCAAGGGCGTCCGTTTGTTCCACAGAATTTTACAGACTTAGCAGATTGTCCGGGGGAATTAACAGGGAATAAAGGTAAAATCCTAGTTGTTAATGAAGCAGAGGATGGTTTGGAATTTACTGACGTTTACCAAGGAGATGTTGATGGAGGTACATTTTAATGGCAACTAGCATCCGAGTAAGGCGAGGCAATAAGGCAAATTTACCAGCATCAGCTCCTTCAGGAATGCTTCTTTGGTGTGAAGATACCAAAGAATTATATATGGGAACTGGTGATTCTGTTGTAAATCCCTCAACTGTAAACACCGATTTTGTAAAAAATATTGTTTCTCAAATGTTAGGGCAAGGGGTAAGTTTACAAGGAAACGGTTACATAAAAATTCCAGTTACCAGTGGAAAATCTGTAATATTTCAATGGGGTTGTGCTACAGGTTTTGGGTTTGGAACTTCAAGAGATATTTATTTTCCAATAGCATTTCCAACAACATGTGGAGCTTTAGCAGTGGCAGCAGGATACTATCAAGGTGCAGGTAATAAAGGCTCTACGGCTCAAGTTTATAGAGTTGCTGCAAATAGATTCCATATTACAAGTAGATTTGAGCAAGGAACAGCCAATATCGATTGGATTGCTATTGGTTGGTAAAGAGAGGATTATTATGAAATATTTTGGTTATAAAGAAAATATTGGTTATGGCTTTTATGATGAAAACTTTGCAGGAGCAATTCAACTATCCGATGAGGAATGGCAAACCCTTTTAACTGAACAATCAGCCGGAAAAGATATTGTAATGTTTGATGGTAAGGTTTTTTCTTCAAACCCCAATTTATATTATTTAGATTTAAATGGTCATTACCAAAAGTATTCAAGTGAAGAAATAAAAGAACTTGAAGAAATAAATAAAGTAGTAACAACAACCAATCAAGCATTAAGTTTCTTGAATGATACAGATTGGAAAGTCACAAGACATAGAGATCAGCAAGCACAAGGAATAGAAACATCTTTAACAGATGAAGAATATAATCAATTGCTTGTTGATAGACAAAATGCAAGAGATTCAGTAATAAGAGGAGAAAAATATGGCAACCTTGAATAAAATATGCTTACATTGGACCGCAGGAGCAAATTACCCTTGCAATGTTGATTTAAAAGCATACCACTATTGTATAGATAAGTATGGAAGAATTTTTGCAGGCACACATAAGCCTGAAGATAACTTGAACTGCTATGACGGCAATTATGCAATGCACTGTGGCGGTGGAAATACAGGTTGCATTGGTCTGTCAGTATGTGGAATGGCAGGTTTTACATCAGATAAAAAACAAACAAAATACCCATTAACACAAAAACAGATTGAAGCACTGTGCTGCTTAACAGGTTATTTGAGTGTCAAATATGGGATTTTAATATCTGAAAAATCAGTATTCACACATTATGAATTTGACCAAAAGCGTGCAAAACAAAAACGTGAAGGCAAAATAGACATCACTTATCTTCATTATTTGCCTCACTTGTCAGCAGATAGTGTCGGGAAGTACCTTCGACAAAAAATATCTTGGTATAGAGACAAGATAAAAGCCAACAAATACAAGTTCATTAAGAAAGGAGACTACTATGAGTTTATTCTCGTGGCTTAAAGATTGGAAAGTTTTGAATGAGCTATGGAATGTTATTGAGCCATTCGTAATAAATTTGGCTGAAAAGAATGTCCCAAAGTATATTACAAAACTCTATGAGAATCTTGCTAAGGTTGCTCAGCCTGCAATAGACAGCTTGTATAAGTTAAAGGAGAAAATTAAAACTTCTCCAAATGCATTGGACGATTATTGTTTTAATCAAGGAGTTAACGCAATAGAATCCTTTGCTAAACATCTTCTAGAGGCTGTTGAGAAGTTGAGAGCTTAATGCTTGGACTATCAGCTATAATCAAATCTTTTCTTGACTGTATTTCGCAATTTGCGAAATATGGTCAGGCTAAGATTGAAAATCAAGAAACAACAGAAATTATAGAAGATAAAGAAAACTTAGAAAAAGCCGAAAATATTGCAGAACAAATTATTGAAATAGCACAAAAATATAAATCCTCTATGTCAAAGAGGGATCAAAGAAAGTTAAAGTCATTAATAAAAAAATTTAATAAGGTAAATTAGTTATGTCTTGGAGAAATTTATTAAACGTACAAAATGTTGAAAAAGGTTTCTTTTCCTCCTCTAATTCCTATGGCATACCTGATATAAACAAGGATGAGTTCGAAGTTAAAGAACTCATCCCATATCGGGTAGATTCTAACAGAAATGGTACAGCCCACTTCTTTTTAGATGATTATCGGTTTGAAAGATGTTGGAAAAACGCTGATTCTCAAATTAAAGAATTAAAAAAATATGATGGAGTCTTATCTCCTGACTTTTCGATGTACACCAATTATCCTGAAGCATTCCAAATTTGGCAGGTTTACAGGAATCGTTGGTGTGCTCGTTACTGGCAAATGCTTGGTATTAAGGTTATTCCATCAATTAGTTGGTCTGATGAATCCAGTTATAAATATGCATTTTTAGGTGTTCCAAAGGGTTCAATTGTTGCAGTGGGGACTGTTGGAGTGCTTAATTCAGAAGATGCTAAAAGACTGTTCCTGCAAGGTTTTAAAGAAATGATAAAACAACTTGAACCAAAGCAGATTTTGATTTATGGAAATAAACTGCCCGAACTTGAGGGTTATAAAAACCTCAAGTGGTTTGAACCGTATATGAATAAATTTGAAAAGAAAGGTAGGTAAAAATGGGAGGACGTGGTTCAGGAGGCGGTAAAGGCGGCGGTGGTGCTGCTGCAAAAGCCCCTAAAAATATCGGAGAAGGCATTACCGATAAAAACGAACTTATAAGGTTGTATAACAGTATTTCAGGGAATCCTGCTTATAGTATAGACCAACGAGTTCGAGAGATGGAAGCAATAAGAAAACGAATAGATGAACTTGATGCTAAAAAAGCCGCAGATTTAAAGCAAAAACGTCTTGATGCTCTTGCTAAAGCTCGTGCTAAACGTGCAGAAAACCTCAAAAATGGTGTAAAACCTGAAAAGAAACCAAGAACACCAAAAGCCAAAATGTCTATGGATAGCACAGTTTCTAATTTGAAAGATGAATTAATAAGTAAAGTTTCAACTGATGGATACATTAGACGTAGCGACTTTAGGGTTGAAGATTACGGAGACTTTATAAACGTATCAGTCCGTAGCCTCGGAAAATGGAAAAATCCTTCTGATGCAAGAGGTGAGGAAGATTATGATTGGCAAGTCCTGCACAAATCGAGTCGTGCTCAAATCGACAAAGTAGTTAATAGAATAGCCAAAAAATCAGGAAGGAAACTTTCTTGGTCGCAAGAAGAGAAAAACTGGATTGGCGTAGATATTCCGAAAATGAAAGGAGATTAATATATGGGAGGACGTGGCTCAGGCGGTAGCAGAGGCGGAGGCGGAGCAAGTAAATCAATTAATGCTAAAACTGAGAACGAATTAAATTACTTGTTAAATAAATCATATAAATACGATGATGATGCCTACGAATTCTCAAGAAGAGCTGCCTCTGAACAAGCTATTGCGAGAAAGTATAAACAAGCCGGTAAAAAAGAACTGGCGGAGAAATATACACAATATGCAAAAGAGGCACAGGCAAAAGCTGATGAAGCAAAAGCTCAGTCTAAAAAATTTAAAACAGAAGCTTCAAAATTAGCAAGTAAAAAAGTACAAGATATTCCAAGGACATACCAATACAAGGGTGAAAATGGTGTAAGAACTGTATATAAGAGCCCTCAAAATGCACGAAAAGCCTACGATCAAGCAAGAGAAAATTTGGTTAGTACAGCATATAGAGACCACCCAAGTATAGTGAAATCTCCAAAAGGGGGATATAGTGTTGTTCCACATGGAATAGCAAAATTGAATAACTTAAAAGAAATCAGCCCATATAGCATTGATATGAGCGATTCTTAATTGTGTCAGAATGATACGGAATTGGAAGAAACGACTTCCAATTCTTCGTATTCAGAGTGATTAATGTGGTTGTAAAATAAAGGAGGTCAATATGACAGAAGCAATCACAGCACAAGAAGTTTTAAAAAGCAGACAAAACTTCAGCAATTACATTGAAAAATACAAAGATGATGTAATTACTGAATTACTTAAGGATTATCCAAATCGAGGCTTACACATTATTTGCCCTCAATTAACACAAAATGCAGATGGTTTAATAGAGGCAGTTGGCGAATTAAGAGGAAATCAAAAAGCCTATATATTTTGGTTTATCGCAAACGAGAAAGAAGATTTAATTAATATCGCTAAAACATTAAATCATTGTTTTAATCAGAATTATTGTGGACTTTTTGTAATTAAAACTATTTTGAACGGGGATAAAATAGAATTTAAACCTATTTTAAAACCCGAAATCCCAACAAAACAAGTTAGAAATAATAATACACCTGCAAAACAAATACAAAAAGAATACTGGGATAGATACTTTGAAGTCTGTGACGAATTACAAAGCGAAATGCAAATCAATCCTGCTCCACAGCATTATCAATATATTTCAATCGGTAAAAAAGGTGTGCAGATAATGCAAACCGTAAATACTAAAGATAAATATGTTGCAACTGAGCTTTTTATCAATAGCGATAAAGGCATTTTTAACAAATTACTTGAATCTAAAGATGAGCTTGAAACCAAATTAGGGTTCTTAGATTGGCAGGATTTAGAAGGTAAAAAATCTTCAAGAATTAGACAGGTTCTGCATTATGACATAACCGATACAAGCAATCTCGATGAAACTATAAAATCCCACATAAAAATGGCAGAAGATTTTAGAGAAACATTTAGAAATTATCTATAAGGGGCAATTAGCCCCTTTAATTTATAGGAGTATCAGAATGGCAAAATTAAGCAAAAAAGATATTGAAATCCTTGAAGAATTACAGGATGAAATCAAAGCAGATATAGAAATGCTAGAGGAATATTTTGGGCAAATAGAAGAACTCTTAAAAAAAGATAATATCCAAGAAAATGAACTTGGTGATGATATTGAAACAGCACTACATAGAAAAAAGAACCGTAATTTTGCACTTGCAACTGACATTATAAATTTAGAGACTGAATACAACATAAACATTGATTATAACGAAATAAACAGGTGCATTATTGGACTTAATTTAAAATAAACAATCGGGTAATAGACACAAGAGCAGTAAAGGACTAGGATTCAAATATGGAACAACGAATTATTGTAAAAGACAAAAGAACTCGTGAAAAACCGCATATGGAGACGGAACTTATAAAGATAATATATCAGGTCATGAATTCTGTGTTGATGCAGGGATTCTCGGTGTTGTAAATATGAAATATGCAAATCCTGATGCAAATAAAGATGGAATATTAAATAGACTTGGTAAGCTAATTTTCGTAAAAAAGTCACTTAAATTCGAATATGACCACGAGAAAGCCTTATTTAGTTATGAATACGATAATTCATACATAGAAATTCCAACAATGCTTTGATGACGAAGAAGACGACAGTGAAATTGATTGGTAAGAATTTATATGTGTCTGAATGATACAGAATTGGGAGCAATGACTTCCAATTCTCTGTATTCAGAGTGATTAATGTGGTTGTAAAACATAAAGGAGATAAATATGGCTAAGACAAACAAAGAACAACTAATCGAAAACATTAAGAATGCTTCAGCAGAAAGAGTTAAAGAACATTTATTAGAGCTTATTGAAGACTTAGTGGAAGACGAACAGATTGTCGCAGGAAATGATAATGGTTATATAGACAACGATGATGGTATCCCTTTACTTGATTTCTATGTAAGCAATTTTATGTTTACAAACTTTGCTGAATAATAACTTCAAAAGGAGCTAAAATGAAAAAGAAAAATTTGAAAGAATCAGCTATAAGATATGAAATTAATCTAAACTTAGACAAAGTCATTGAGGTTTTAGGTCGACTTAACTTTATAAATACATCCGAAGTTTGGTTTGAGAGTTTAGCTTACGATTGGATAGATAACGAACCTCCTGAAGAGGATTTGGATAGAGTTTTAAAAGAGTTGGGGTATTAAATCTCAACTCTTTTTTTATGTGTCTGAATGATACAGAATAGTCGCAATGACTTGAAATCCTTGCTATTGCAATCGATTAATGTCAGTACAAACAAACGAAAGGATTATATTATGGCAATGACAAATGAAGAAAAATACGAAAAGAACTATCAAGGCTTTATGAAAGAATTAACAAGAATTTCTAAAAAATACGGAATAGGAATTAATGCTTGCGGTTGCTTTGATTATTACGATTGGCTCTGTCACAACAAATGGTTGATTTTTGACGAGAAATAGCGTATAATAATAGTAAGAAACAGTACCACCGAAGGAGGTAATTGGATATGCCTACTATCAAAGACGCATTAGATATTATCGGTAAGTTGACTGTCGCAGAGCAGGAAAGCCTTAAAACAATGCTTTTAAGTCCTGCCTTTGTAAAGTCTTTGAATATTGAAGATTTCGTAGCAAAGGAACGCTTTGCAAATGGTCGTGTATGCCATCTTTGTGGCTGTATCCATGTGGTTCGCAATGGTCATCGTAAAGATGGCACACAGCGATATGTATGTAAGGATTGTGGCAAGTCCTTCGTGATTGCTACGAACTCCATTGTGTCTGGTACAAGAAAAGACTTGTCCGTGTGGGAGCAGTACATTGATTGTATGATGAATGGCTTATCCATTCGTAAGACTGCTGTTGCTTGTGGGATTCACAGAAACACCGCATTCCTTTGGAGACACAAGATTTTGGATGCACTTCAGAATATGGCAGACGATGTTACCCTTGACGGCATTATTGAGGCTGACGAAACTTTTTTCGCCATCTCGTACAAGGGCAATCATAGCAAGAGTAAGACATTTGCTATGCCACGCAAGGCTCATAAGCGTGGTCATTCTACACATATCAGAGGCTTGTCCCAAGAAAAGGTATGTGTTCCTTGTGCGGTTAATAGGAATGGCTTGTCTATCTCCAAGATTACGAATACTGGTAGAGTTTCTACAAGAGATTTACATCATATTTATGATGGTAGGATTAAGACCAATTCCACTCTTGTTACGGACAAGATGAACTCCTATGTGAGATTTACAAATGCCAATGGCATTGACCTTGTGCAGTTAAAGACTGGCAAAGCCAAGAAAGGCATTTATAATATCCAACATATCAATAGCTACCATAGCCAGCTAAAGAGGTTTATGCGTGGCTTTAACGGTGTTTCTACCAAGTATCTGAACAACTATCTTGTGTGGAATAACCTTGTAAATTACGCCAAAGAAAGCGACATGGAGAAAAGGAACATCTTCTTAACTTTCGTTTTGGCAACATTGAAAACTGCTAAATGCAGAGATTTATCAAACAGACCAGCAGTTCCTCTGGTCGCCTAATTAGAATTTGTGGAGATGATAAGATGGTCAATATAACAGATGTAAAACAGATTCTTCAATTTGCAATAGATGCGGAGATTAAAGTCTTTCTTGATGGTGGCTGGGGTGTAGATGCTCTTCTTGGATATCAGTCAAGAGCCCATAATGATATTGACATTTTTGTAGAAAAGAACGATTATCAGAACTTTATAGAAATAATGAAAGCTAATGGCTTTTATGAGATTAAGATGGAATATACAACATTGAACCATACTGTATGGGAAGATTTGAAAAACAGAATTATTGATTTGCATTGTTTTGAATATACGGACGAAGGTGAAATTCTTTATGATGGGGATTGTTTTCCGGTAGAAACTTTTTCGGGTAAAGGAAGAATTGAGGAAATAGAGGTTTCCTGTATTGAACCATATAGTCAAGTAATGTTCCATCTGGGATACGAGTTTGATGAAAATGATGCACATGATGTGAAGTTATTGTGTGAGACACTTCATATCGAAATTCCAAATGAGTATAGATAACTGCAAATAACAGTTTGTAGGGGAGTTCTGATACTCCCCTATAAAAATGGCTATTTATCAACTGTTTGTTGTGACATAGCCTTACGATTTAAACGGTTTTAAGGATATTGAATATTACGATGATTCTTCAAGTGGCGATATTAGAATCGCAGGAATTATTTACAGTGATGGTAAAGAAGCAGAATTATAAGGAATAAAAAATGATGGACGATTTAAAATTAAAAAAGTTTTTAGTTGTACACTCTGATGGGACAAGAGATATTGTAGAGGCAGTTAATGACGAATTTTTAGAAATTAGATACGAAGAAATTGACGAAAAAATTGAATCTATTGAAGAGATAAAAGTTCAAAAAATAAAAATTGTAAAATACGGTTCAATTCTATATGAAATCAAAAAAGAATACACTGATAATGAATTTAACGAAGTTGTGGACAAAATTCTTAATAATATAAGAAACATAACTTTTGATAAAAAATCAAACTCTTTTGTATGTGAAAAGAAAATTACAGCCGAATTAGCTTATTTCTTGTTTGATTCTAATACATTATAACAATGTGTCTGAATGATACAAAACATCAACAATAACTTGATGTTTAGACTATTCAGAGTGATTAATGTTTGTACAAAGCGGAAGTTAATAAGAGGTAAATTATGACAAACAAAGAATTTGAACAAGATTTAATTAAAAGATTAAAAAACGAAATTGAATACCTAGAGTTAAAACTTAAAGATTGTAGAAATTATGAAAAGGAATGCATTATCAAAAGTCAAATCAGTTATAAAAAAGGACAAATTAAATATTACATAGAAAACCCATTATAAGACATAAGGAGATAAAATTATGGCACTAAAAAACAAAAATGATATGTTGTTCGGAACTAAAATTTACAATCATAAAACTAATGAAATAGGGTTACTTATTTATACTTGGACAAATTCATTCGCTGATGGAGATATTGAGTTTGCAACCTGTGTTGATAAAAACGGAAAAAGATATAACATTGAAATGGACTTAATTACACCTGTTGATAATGAATAAAACAAACAATTTATTATATTTTTTGTAAACAATTTGCCTTAAATAAAATCCATAAGTATCATGTCTATGATTTAATTTGTCTGAAAAGAGTCTCTCCTCCAAATAAAAAGAGGCTCTTTATTTGTTTTCAAGATATTCTAAATATCTTCTGTAGCACATTGCAAAAACAGTGTCTTCAGCTAAAGCATTACTTGCTAGTCCACTTTTTACAACATCTTTCGGCATACTAAAATAATCTTGAGGATTATTCCCCAATCTTATTATAAGTGTTCCTTCTGATGAAAAAGAACGTTTTTTACAAAAATAATAATCCCTCATTTCATCAGAACCTAAATATAAACAATCATCACAATCGTGCTTATATAATGGTTTTTCAGCTTGTAATACAGGCATGTTTTTCTCCTATACATGTATTATACAAAAAAAACTTCAATAACATATTAGCCATTGAAGTAAAGAGTATCATAACGTTATTATAAGGATTTATCTTTATTTTGAAGGTGATTTTCAATAATTTTATAAATATATCGTTGAGAAAAACCACATTCTAAAGCAAGACGGTTTATCGTATATTTCCTGCCATCATACTGACTTATAATGTATCTTTTCTTCACCTCTGTAAATGCGTTTCTCGGTATTGAGACAGTTAACCCCGGAGTTAAAAATATTAAAGCCAAAGCAGAACGTATGCCAGCTGATTCAGCAATTGTCTTTAAATCGTCATTTGGCATATCTTCAGGTTTTATATAATCCATCCAAGGCTTATATTCCATAATCTCCTCATACTTATTTATTTGGTCTCATCAGTTAACGCATTACGTTAAGACGGTCAGCTTGCACCGTTAGCCGACCGTTTCGACCTGAATCTAATAGATAGAACATTCAATTTCTCTTTTAGACTGTAGTAATACTTCTAGTTGGTTTTCATATTTCCCCAAAGTTAAAAGTAATGGAGGCATTTTATCCATCTCATTTATTTTATCCATAAAATCACTAAAGTCGCATTGCATTAATGGCTTAGATTTATGTATTTTTATGAATAAATCTGCAATCTCGATTTTACATTGAGAAATTTTTTCCGTTACTTTTTTAATTTGTTGTTCTAATACAGCTGTAGCTTGTTGTTCCATTTTTTCTCCTTTACTTTTAAATTGGTCTCATCAGTTAGAGCCTTACTCTAAGACGGTCAGTTTTGCTGACCGTTTCGACCTGCGTTAATCTTAACAAGGTGGCATATTGCCAGGTGTTAACATATCCATCAAATCTCTTTCCATTTTTGTCAGAATTGCTATTTTACCTTCAAGGACTTTGCAATCCATTTCTCGTTCATATCTGCCGCTCCAATTGTCTTTTTCAAGAGCTACGTCTGCGTACTTCAATTTAGCAATCTTTAATTCTTCTTCAAGAACAATTATTTGATTTTTAATTAAACCCATCATTGCACATTCTTTTTTGTCATTTTCATCGTGAGTAATCTCTCCAAAGAATTGATTTTCTCTCATTTTTGACATTTCTTCATTTGTTTTTTCCATTGTTAACATAGTTTTTCTCCTTTACTTTCTCTTCTACTACTCAAGTGTGGCCGCACTTTTTTCTAATTTCTTTTTTATTGCCGTTATGCCCTGTATAACCTTGCAGGCTTTGGCTCTTGTTAAAAACATAATGTCGTCAACCCTAAATTTAGATTTTAAAAATTTTCTAAGAGATTTTTTCGCATATTCATCATTATTGAAATAGCAAATATCCCTCCATAGTCCTTCAATCATCCTTAATTGAGCATTGGTAGCCATTTCTACATCTCGATTTAAATTCTCATATTTTTTAGGTTGTTTAACCCATTTGTATGATGCAATGGCTCTTTCTTCGAGAATTTCTATAAAAATTCTGGCTTCTGTAAATGTTAGATTTTTTGAGCTTTGTACTTCAAAAGACATAAGCATTTCTCTGTACAAATCATCGTCCATACCTAATATATTTTTTAATGTATGTATTTTTCTAATCTGAAAAGTCGTAGCCATATTTAATTCTCATATCGTCAAGTTGTAATTCTCGACCGTGTTTAATACCGATTTGCACTCCCAAAATAAAAATGGCAAGAGCTATTAAAAAGATGTTTAACCATAATGAAGTGTCGGGTCGGAATTTCTTACCTTCTTGCATTTTAATACCTCCTTATGCCATTAATAATTTGGAAGTTTCTTGAATCACAGCACTATCGACCTCAGCCTTGTCGTTAAAACGAGCAATGCTAATGCTGTGTGTTATTAAATGTTCTAATCTTCTTGTATTTCCATCTGAATACTGAAGATATGTATCTGCTAAATCAGGATTTTGACCAACTGCTCGTAGAATGTCTTGAATATCTACAAGTTGAATTCTCTTAAGAATTTTTGTATATTTAACTCTTGAATAGAGTTGGTCATACTGATTGTTGTAGCCTTTTAAGTTCTCAAGTAGAATAGACCTCCCTACCAAAAGAACTCCAACACCAGTTTTATCGTGTATTCTACGAGCGATTTCTAAAGCTCTGTACGGTAAATTTTCAGCTTCATCAATAATCAAAAGTCTGCCAGATTGATTTAACTTTCTAACAACTTCGTCCATTAAATCATATACAGAGCCTTTACCTGCAAGACCTAAACGTCTGTGAATCTCTTTTAAAAGTGATTTTGCGGTATATCCTGAATCACTTTCGATTAAAATTGAATCCATAAACATTTTTGTATATCTTTTTACCGCAACTGTTTTTCCAAGTCCGGCACATCCAACGCAAACGCCAATTTTACCCTGTGTATGACACAATCTACCAATCTCATTTATATAACGAGAAGTTGAAATATCTACAAATGGTAGGTCATTATTACTAATGCGTTCACGTTCACGATTGATGAAATTATTTATAGCATCAGTGATTTTGTCATTTTTACCATTATAATTGTCATTAATCCACATACTTATTGTTGATTTAGCAAGACCTGTAGCAGTCGCAACAAAAGCAATACTGTAGTTTTTTGATTCCATTAACTCTTTTAATTCTGCT